TCACCATGACGCCCGATGCCGATCGGTTGCTTTTGGTCAAATCAAATCGCCCGACCCGCACTTCCGCAGGCCGGGCGACCTCGACTCCTGCGATGCGGATAGTGGCNACCTTCTACACCCCCATGGCCGGACGGATGACCACGTCCATCCCCTGCCGCTGGCCCTCACGGACCAGGTGCGGCAGGATGAGTCGCGCGAACGTCGCGCCGTCGATGCGCAGAACGACCTCTCGCTGGCCGCCTGCCGCCTCGCCGCCCGAGGCCCGACGGAACCTTTCTGCGGTCATCATGGCCTCGAACACCGCTTGGCCGACGCTCTCGGCAATAACGTTGTCGCGCTCCAGAGGGATGACGGCCTCCCGGCGGTAGCCCTCGCCGACCATCGCCAGCGTAGGCCCGGTCACGATACCGCCCTGAGCGAGGCCGGGGATACGGATGGACCCCAGGACCTGACTGGCGATGGAGCCGATTCCGGCCAGGGCCGCCGCGATGACGCCGCCGGCCAGCACCGGGGCAATCGGGCCGCTCCAGGCAAAAAACGCAACCAACGTGGCGTAGGCTTGCTGGATCACGGCAACGATTACCGAGCCGACCTGCGACAGGACGCCCAGCACCCACTGCCCGAACGTGGCCAGCGACTGAGATGCCGCCTGTGCCAGCCGCTGCACGAGCAGCTGCTGGACGGCATTCCCGAGCGACCCTAGGATGGACTGCACGCCTTGGCTCATGGACATAGTGCCGCTCAGAATGCCTTGGAACGCCTGGGTGAAGGCCGCCTGAAGGCCGGTGCTCAGCGTCCCGGCCCAGCCCATCATGGCGCCGCCGAACGACTGGCTCTGAGCCAGGATGGTATTGTAACCCTGTCCAAACTGGCCGGTCAGGGCACTCATCATGGTGGCGGTGAGACCCGTCGTTTGGTTGCCCATGCGCTGGAACCAGCTCGTGACGTCCTCGACCAGGTCGGGCACGATGGAGTGGCCGACCAGCACGTCATACAGCCACTGCCACGCGCCCCTCACTCCAGAGGCAATGCGCTCGGTCGTCTCCGTCACGCGCCGCTTCAGCTCGTCCCACCAGCCCAGAATCTTGTCCTTCAGGCCGCTCACGATCCGCTCAACGGCCGATGCCATGTCGCGGATGGTCTTTTCGATGGCCGNGGCCATGTTGGCGACGGTGTTCTTGGCCTTTTCCCAGCCGCTCGTGACCGCAGCACGGATAGCCGTCCAGCGCTTCTTGGCGTCAGAGACAATGGCAGTCCATGCCTTATCCGCGGTGTTGCGGACGCCGTCCCAGACGGCCTTGGCCCAGCTCTCCAGGCCATCCCATGCCGCGGTGATGGCCGCCCGGATGGCCGCCCAAGTGCTCGATGCGACCGTAACCAGTCCGTCCCACGCTGCGATGGTGACATCCGCAACAGCGCCCCACACGACGCCGGCGGCGTCCACGGCCCACGTCCACACGGCCTCAATGGCCGAGCGGACAGCCGACCAAGACGTCACCGCGGCTTGTGCGATGGTATCCCAGGTCATCGCCACGGTCGTGGCGATGCCGGCCCAAACCGACTGCACCGTCTCGCTGGCCCACGTCCACACGGCGGCGATTGTATCGCGCACCGCGCTCCACGCAACCACGGCGGCGCCAGCGATGGCATCCCAGCTCGACGCGATGGCGCTCGCAACCGCGGCCCACACGGCATCCGCCGTATCGACGGCCCAGGACCATACGGCCTCAATGACACCGCGGATACCGCCCCAAGAGGCGACGGCCACCGTCTCCAACGCCGTCCACGTAGTCCCGATGGTCGCCCGCACGCCATCCCACACCGCGGATGCCGTCTCAGCGACCCAGGACCATACCGCCTCGATAGCCGCGCGGATGCCGGACCAGATGGTCTGCGCCGCCGTCAGCAGCCCGTCCCACACGCCGATGATGACGTCACGGACAGGCTCCCAGGCAGCGGCCGCCGTTTGGCCCGCCCATGCCCAGACCGACTCAATTGCGGACCGGACGGCCTGCCAGGTCGTCGTGGCCATCTGCACGAGTCCAGACCAAACGGACTCGATCACGCTGCTTGCGGCCGCCCAAACCGCCTGCGCCTGCTCCTGCACCCAGGACCAGACCGACGCAATGACGTCGCGGATAGCCGTCCAGGAGACCTCGGCTGCCGTGGCAAGGCCATCCCACACGCCTACCACAACGCCAGCGACGCCCTGCCATANGGCGCCGACCGTCGCCTCGGCCCAGTCGAGCACCGACTGCACCGACGAGCGGATGCTGCCCCAGGCCGGCGCGGCCAAATCAGCCAGCGCCGTCCAGACCTCACCAACCGCCGTTGCCACCTCTCGCCAGACAGCGGGCACATCCGCGCGGACCCAGTCGATGACGGTCCGCACGGCCGCCGCGATGGCAGACCATACATCGTCGNCCACGCCGAGCAGTGCCTGCCACGCCTCGCTGACCGCGGCGACTACCTGTCGCCACACCTGCGGCACCGTGTTGGTCGCCCAGTCAGCAACCGTGTACACGGCCTGCAGGATGGCGCCCCACACATCGACGGCCACGCCGCGAAGGGTGGTCCATGCTGTCGTCAGTGCAGAGACGACGCTGTCCCAAATAGGCAGGATGTTAGCCTTGGCCCACTCGCTCGCGCTATGTGCGGCCGCAACGATGTCGTCCCAGTAGTACCAGACCGCCGCGGCCAGGCTCGCAACCGCGGCGATAGCCCAGCCAATCGGACCCATCGCAATGACCCAGCCAGCCGCCACCCGGGCGCCCTGGGCCGCGGCGACGGCGCCGAGCCAGATCCAACGAGCGGCCAGGACCGCCATGTTGGCAACCTGCGTCGCAATGGAGGCGACGGCCTGGGCCTGCGTCGTCACCCAGGCGGCCACCTGCTGCGTCGCCGACCACGTAGCCCGGGCGGCCGCCAGCGTCAGCGCGGGTGCAAGCGTAAACGTAATGATGGCCGCCGTATTCTCCAGCACGACGTCGAGACCCGGCCACTCCCGGCGCAGCCACTCGACCGCCTGCCGCACGGGCTCCATGGACTGGGTCAGGCGATCCCAGGCACGCGAGGTCGCCTCGCCAATGCTCGTAATGACACCCTCCAGTGCGGCCAGCCCCTCGGCCATGCCGGCCGTGGTGTCGATGCTAGGCAGAGCCACGTCCAGCGGCAGAAACTCCGGAATCTCAAACGAGTCCAGCAGGCTCTCCTGTATCTGATGCACCTCATCGAACGACTGGATGCCGCCTTTCGCNGCTTTTTGCGCGGCCTCCAGCCCCTCGGCCAATGACTCCTGAGCGTAGGCCGCCTGCTCGGCGGTGCTGGCCGATTCTGCGACCTGCTCGGCGACTCGAGCGCTGGCAGTAGCGGACTGGATCGCCTGNAGGGCGCTATCCCGGAGGCTATTGGCGTAGGCCATCACGGACTCAGCCGTACCCTGCAGGGCCGGAATGACCCACGACAGCGCCTGGTAGATTAGTGCGGAGCCGCGCACCACAAGCGAAGCCCCATACAGAGCCACGCCGCCAAGAACCGTCCACACGCGNTGCCCGACCTCGGCCAGATTACCCCAGTTGCGAGCCAACACGTAGGCGGTNAGNGCNACGGCNGCNCCNACNGCCATCCACGGGGTAAGCGGCCGCAGNGTGGCCCACANGCTAATGGCCAGCTTCTTCAAGGCCGGGATGAGCCAGGCCAAGATAGCCGGCACGAGGCCGCCCATGATGGCGCCGGCAATACCGATGATGACTGGAGCCACCCATGGTGGGAATGCCCGTTCGAGGGCGCCGATGAACCCATGCAACGAGACAGCGTCCGCGACGCGCTCGATGGCGTCAGCCAGAACGCCCATGGCCGCGGCCAGCCCGGTGATGCGGACCACGTCCTGCCCCCAAGCACGGACGATGGTCGTCACCGAGTCCTTGATCTGCTCCCAGCGCCCCGCCATCGTTGTGGCCTGCCTCGCCATGGCGCCCGCGAATCGCTTGGTCATGCCCTGCAGCACGGCCTCGATGGCAACAGCAGAGCTGATAGCGCCCCGTGAGGCCAGATCCATGGCTTCCGGTACCGAGACGCCTAAGAACTCAGCCAGCATCTGCCATGCCGCTACTCCCTGCTCCGTCAGCTGCAAGAACTCTTGCGAGGCGAGCTTGCCCTTGGCCTGGATTTGGCCGAGGGCCCTAATGATGGCCTCCAGCATCTTCTGGTCTCCGCCCATGGCAGCAACGGTGTCGCCGATGGGCGTAATCATGGCCAGCACCTTGTCAGCCGTGAATCCGTAAGCCAGGAGCTGCCGGGCCGACTTCTGGAGCCCAACAAAGCCGAACGGGGTTTTTCTGGCGTAAACTTCGAGCTCCCGGAGGAATCGCTCGGCTCGCTCTGCCGAGCCAAGAAGGGTCTCGAAAGCGATCCGGGACTGCTCAAAGTCTGCCGCCAGTTTCACCCCCGCGGCACTGAGGCCGCTCAGGGCCGCGGTGGCGACAGCGGCCCACTTGGCCACGTTGCGGCCGAGGGCGAGGCTCGCCGGTACGGCCTCTTGGATCGCCTTGGGCAGCACCTTAGCCTGGCGCTGGACCGAGCGGGCAAACTGGTTCCATTTCCGCTCGGCGCGGGCGATACTGGAGACGAAGCGGCCGGTGCTGGCCACCAGCGCGATGTTGAACGTGCTTACGGTTGCCATACCGCTTCGTCACCTCCCGCACTGGCAAAAAGAAAACCGCCCCGAAGGGCGGTTGCGCTCTGGCCGTTCTCTCTGTACTCCTCGCTCGTTAGTAGCCCACTTTGCTTAGTAGCCCACTTTGCGCGGAAGCTGATAGAGAGGGCCATTTCCCTCGATCTTGGCTTTTGAGCCTAGATAATCGTCGTAGGCGACTTCCGCAACTAGGCCCTCGCCTTGGTACTCCCAACCATCCTCGCTGAGAAGTCTAAACTCCGCGGATTCGTCAATCGCCATGAGATCGAATAGGCATCTTGCTTCATCGAGCCGCAAATCCGAAAACTCGACGTCCCACGAAAGCAATGCGCCTTCCCGTTTGATGCACAACCTCGAAGGGCTTGTAAGCACCTTATCGCCAACTCTGACTTCTTTGAGTGGAATGAGTCTCAATTTGTTGCTACCTCCCTCGTAGCTCCCAAAGATGTCGAGGGCAGGGCGGTGGGATGCCGCCTTTTCGGCTCCGGAAACCTAGCCCTCGCAACAATTTTACCTCATGTCAGGCAGGCTTGGCACCATCGCGAATGCGAATCTCCACCTTGCCGCACACCCGGGCGGTTACCGGGTTGTTGTTGGCGTCAAGAATGAGCCGTCCATGCTCGTCTGCCAAGTAGCAGACGACGTAGCCCTCCTCTTCGTCGGCCTCGATGCAACGTCGGACCTTTTCCCCGTCGACGTAAACCTCGACCTTGCCAATTAGGCCACGCTCCAGGGCCTCATCGACGGTCAGCCGCATGTTCGCCCTCCTGCTCGCCCTCCGAGTCGATAGCCTCTAACTCATCGGCCAGGGCCGTCAAGTGCTTAGCGATGGCCCGCAGCTTGCGCTCCAGCTTGGTTGTGTCGGTGTTGAGCTCTAGGTAGAGCGAACCGGCGCTGTGCGCATGGGAAGTCGCCTGTCCATTCGTGCTCGCCACACCTTCTCACCCTCTCTACTTCACATCACCTAGCAGTGCCACTCGACCCCAGCAACCGCTCGAACATCCGCAGGATCGCTTCCTGCTCCTCGACGGTCTGCTCCTCGACCACTAGTGGCCCGCGCTTGGGCATGAAATCCTTCGGCTCTGACGGGCGGTCCTTCGGGCCCCGGAAGACGTTCCGAATGGTCGAAGCAACCATCCCGAACCGCCAGTCATCGACTTCGCATCCCCATGGCTCCAGTAGATAGAACCCCATCCACTCCGTAAGCTCGGCCTCAGAAATTCGCTGCTCAAGCTCCGCGACCGTGCGCCCAAGGGCCAACGCTAAGCGAAACAGAAAGCGGCGGCGTGGGTTTAATCTAAATTTGCGGCCGCCGCCTCAATGGCGTCATCGGCCATCCCGTTGAGTTGCTGCGCCCAATCGAATAGCTCGTTCACAACCCGCGCGTCCGCTTGGCTCAGAAACTGCTCCAGCTGCGCCCTCGCCTGCGCGTCGCCGGGTATCTCGACACCGTCGATGGCGACGAGGCACTTGGCCACCAGTTTCGCCCGCATGTTGTCAGGGATCCGCATCCGCACCTTGCGCTGCTTGCCCTCACCGACGAACTCCACCATGTCGCGCTCCCAGTCATCCCGCTCGCGAGACGTCAGGCTGCGCATCCGGTACGTGTGACCGTTGATTTCCCGTTCCTCGGTGGGCGGTGTAGGGATGGCAGTCTGCAGNACAGAAAGCCAGGCGGGGATTTCCTGCTTGCTCATGGTATCCCTCCAATACAGTATTCAAATCGGATGGGAGGGCAGAAGCCTGAGCTCCTGCCCTCCGTCGTTACGTGGTGATCTGCCCGAAGGTATACACGCCGGTCAGCGTGATGGTAACCTGGGCCTGCACGACATCGCCGCTGGTGATTTCCTGCGGCTGGTAGGCTGTAACGATGCCCTGGAACGTCCAGCCCCAGCCGGTCGGNANCTTGATNCGNTANTGCTTCGCGGTGCCNTCCCTGAAGTCTTGCTCCAGGTCGANGTGGCCCTGGTTCGTGTGGTCGAAGTTGAGAGTTACGACGACCTCGCCGGCGTCGATAAGCCCCGCCAGTTTCTTGCGTACATCGCCGGGCGGGTCCAGCTCATCAACCTCGGCCACTTCGCGCTCAGGCTGCGGCGGCTGGATGCTGGCGATCTGGGCGATTTCCTCCCAGGTCGTGCCGTCTTCGCTCCGGTAGAACTTGGTCCGCAGACCAGTGGTCTCAGCCATCTGAATCCCTCCTAGCTGGTCTTGTACGCCAATACCACATCGACGTCGATGTACGCCTGAAACGAGCCGTCGTCGTAGTCGTGGAGCACAGGCTCCGCGACCTCGACTCGGCAATCGATTACCTGCAACGCCCCGGCCATCAAGCCGGAAAATCCATCAACCGACAGCTGCANCGCCCTGGCGACCTGCTCGGCAGTCTTGAGCGACCGCGGCGCCAAAGACGCGTCGGGCTCGACCGTACCCATNACTGTCAGCTGCACCCGCGCCTCNCGCCAAGCGACACCACCGAGGTCNCGCCGCGGCACGTCCGAAACCGGGAAGACCACGACACACGGANAAGCCGCTCCATCGGGCCGGACCTGGTGGTAGATCCGGTCGCCGACGAGAGCGACTAGGTCAT